TATTCATACCAATTTTTAGCATTTAACATATCACGAACACCATTTGGTAATTTGTGGTGATAATTTGCACTATAAGAGTCACCAATCCATAAAATGTTATCTTTAGTATCATTTTTTCTATTTATAATTTCATTGTTTAAATTATTTTCAAGTTGAGCCGTTTCTTGTCTGTATGCTTCAACTTGTGCGTTATAATTGCCAGTATTAACCCAATAAGTCTTATTACTTATATCAATATTTGCTGGTACAGGGACTTTACTTGTAAAACTATTACCCAAATATGTTACTATTGATAATGCTTCATACTGTAAAGCCTTATTCCATTCACCCATAACTTTAGGTACATATCTGGCACCAACGTATTGTCTGTTAATTAATCCTTTCATATCAATTACCTCTCTTTCTTAATAGCTCAATACTAAATGACCATAGTCATAGTTACCAACACCGATATTATTTCCTATATCTAACCCTGTAGTATTAAAAGTAATACTTTCCCAATTTTTTGGAATGGTATAAATGATATATCCTTCGTCACTAATCGTAACGAAAATCATTGTAGCTAAATATTGAGCTATAATGCTCTCTGCGTAGCTTGTATCAAAATTATTAATCCAATTTTGTACTGTCTGTAGATCCTGTTTTAGCTTGTTTATTTCATCATTCTGTAATTTGTCAGTTTCAATCAAATTATTAATATAAGTTACCATTTTGCATAGAATTTCATAGAAGCTTAAGCTATCATCATACACAAGTGGTAAAACCTTGTAGCACCAAAACCTAAAAAAATCTCTGTCACAGTTGTCCATATTGTGCACCCCTTCCTAATAAATTGTAAAGAATAAATCTTTAAGCTCATTAATAATCATCATATCAATATTTAAAAACGTTTCCCTAAACTTTAGTAACATATCTGATTGATTGCCTTCATAGCCTAAAACTTTGTCAACATAACTGTCGCTTCTGTTTCCTGTTCCTGTCTCATTATCGCTAGTTGATCCGTTTAGCGTACTATTCGTGCCATCTGTGCCTGTATTGTGTGTAGCATTTGTTAAATAATCGTTACTATCAAGTCCGCTAATACCGCCTTGTGGTGTATCACTGTAATAGCTCCATGTATTGGTACTCCCATCCGTTCTTGAACTGCTACTATTAGTTCCATTTCTGTTAGTGGTTTTGGTTTCGCTTCCACGCCCTTCATGTGTAACACTCCTGTCCACACTAACTAACGGTTGAATTTTTAATAATTCGCTCTGATAAAGTTGGTTATAATAAGGCATTATGTTTTTCATCTTATCACTAAGAAACAACTTCCATCTTCCTACAGTTTCGCAACATATCTCTCTTGTGTAGTAATGCCTTAAAATCTTCTTACAAAGATCTGGACGGTAATGTTCGTCAAAAATAGGAAAGTCGCTAAAAATCTTGTTCCAAGACTTATCCAGTATATCTTCAATGTCATTAAATCCGTGCGACTCTGTAAGGTTTGCACTTGTTTCACATATAAATCTAACTTGTGTTGTGAATTTACTCATCGTCATCCTCCTTCCTGTCATGATTCTGATTGAATACATCACGGAAATGACAGCTTATCTGAGTACCGAACATTCTGTTAATCTGCTCACAAGCCTGTTGCCTTGCAAATTCTCTGGAATATCTGTTAGCCATTACACCGCCTTGAAGTCTCTGAACTTCGTCCTTGATCATTCTTTCTTTTTTCTGAACACTTATGTTTGTTACACCTAAGTAAGTGAGAGCCTCATTCCACAGATTCACCTTTAATTCATATAGCTTATCAGCCACAAAGGGTGCGCCTGTTGTGAACACACCGAAAGAGCTTCCGTCACCATCCATGAAATCATTAGACGCAAATATAACAGGCTGATTACCATCATACTCCATATAAGCATTTTGTAAAGCTAATTGTTGTTGTTCAGTGCCCTTAATCAAAATCGGTGTTCTTTGAGCTTTGCAGTTAATATCAATACTTGCGTCAAGATCGGCTAGTCTTTTAGCGTATATTTCCATCTTATCTTTACAGCACCAATGAGTCATATTATCCCATATAATAACACTATCACTTCTACCGCATACACGTTGATAGCCATTAGAAGCGTACGCCCTCCTATCCAGTGGTATATTGTAAACATCAAGCTGACCACCAAGTACACTTTTCAAGCATAGATTTCCCATGACTTCATCGTTAAAATACAGCATAGCTTTATTCTCATACAGTCCAACTTCAATAAATCGTGCATCTACAGAGCTAGGAAGTCCAACCCATTCAAACGAGCTAATTGCTATTTCTGTAAATAAATCTAAGTATTGGTCAAAAGTATAAAGCTGATAACAAACGCTGTCACTAAATGAAGTACGCTTTTGCGCTCGTTTTGCTTTTCTTGCCTTACTCAATTTTATCTCCCTCCTTTCTAAACTGAATTGTCAAGCGAATAATTTCCAACTTCATTGGGGTGTTTCCAAAAGGTAATCCCACGGTTAAAATAACTTTCAATCAAGGCTATATCATCGCTAGGTGCTCCCCCTACTATTGTACAATCAACGGTTTTTGTATAATTCCAATGTGGTCTACTTGATACATTCGGTATTTTAGTTGTGTGACAGGCATATCCAAATACATCAAAATACTTATCAATAGACTTTGCATACTCAGCAGTGATAGACTTTCTTTGAGCCTCAAAACACACTTGTCCTTTACCAAAAAGTGCGTTATTAGTAGCATAATTACCCTTTACGTCGTTAGCAGAAATACTAGCCGTGTAAGCACTTGTTAATATATTTTGGACGCTACCCAGTGCTGAGCTACTTGACTGTCCAGTAATCATTCCCGTAGCAGTTTGAACGGCTGACGGAATAGCGTTGATTGTAATTGGTACAGCATTTTGTGCAACCCACGCGTTAAATGCGTCTACATTCCACGAACATAAAGGGAAGCTGTCAAGTGTGATCGTTTCTGTCATATCCATTCTGCCTGTGCCTGTGGTTTTTGTGGACTTGTATCGGTCAAGTCTTAGCACTTCTTGTACTGGCATAGTCATGTTACCAACTATGTTATAATAGGGTGTAAGGTTTTCTGAGAATTCATAGCGTTGAATCAATGTCTGTCCGCAGTTATTTCTTACTTCATTGAAATTGAACGGATACGTATATAGTTTCTTGTTTCTCGGCTTGTATCCATTTATTGTATCGCTATTAGTAATTGGTACGCCAGTAACATTTATTGGGTTAGTATTTCCAGTAAATGTAATATTAACTCCTGTATCCGTTACCTTAACAGGGAGTATATCTGTAGGACAAGTGTATAGTGCTAAGATATTGTTGGGAGTAGTTAAATATTGATTTAAAAATTTGGTAAGGTTGTTTCCACCCGTTTCTGTGTTAGCAAAGGCCTTTATTTGATAGCCACTATAAACACCATCGTATAGATACCCCCCTGTTGTGGCAAGTAGTACCATGGTACAAGTACTTAAAGAGCCTAGTCCGATTGACTGAGCGGCACCGTTGTAAACATACTCGCCACACTCGACATTTTCAGGTAAGATATGCTCACCAATTTTATCACTAACCGAATGTTCTCTTTCAACAAAGCTTTCTTTTCTTTCGATGTCAAACCAGTAAGTCTGCAAAACATCAATTTGAAAGGTTATCTCCGCAGTTACATTGTTGATATACTCAATTCCTGTCACAAAAGCGTAAAACCAACGAGTGCTAAACGCTGAGTTTTGAAACATCATATAATTACAGTCATATAAGCTATCTGCTGTAGCCTGTAAACGACATTTACCCTTATTAACTCTGTTGTAAGTTACCTTAGCAAAATGTTTTTTGGCTTTACTAATAAAATAATTTTCCTGTGTTTTCCTATCTGAAAAATAAATTGTGTGTTTCTGCTGAGTGGAAAGTGGTACTCCACTCAGCATGTACACCTCACTATCTGGTACTATGTACATTTATCATCATCCTTTATTTAATATGACTGTGTCTCCTACAGCGCTATCGGCAGTGATGTTTGTAGCTCCTGTGTAGGTTGTTCCATCTAAATCAGCTACAAGAGTAATTTCTGTTGCAGATTTTGGTGACGGAATCACAATAGCACCATATTTCTGCACAGCAATACCATTTGTTGTAAGAGCTTCCGTCTGAACAAAATTAACTGAATTAGGTGCAAGTGTAGCTGTGTCCTCCTGCACATTAAGTGTAAAGATAGTACCAACCTCAGATATATCTTTTCCTGTGATTTTAACAGTAATTGATTCAGGCTTGCCAATTGTAGCACCATTGTCAACAAAAACGATTGCATTAGCAAAAGGTGAGTAAGAAATAGTTTTCCAAACGTGTAACCAATAATTCCAATATAGCCCACTGCCTACACGTGTTTCGTCAAATTCAAATAAGTTATCATAAACTTGAAACCATTCCTCATCAACTAAAACTCCCTTAACGTTTTTCATAAGATCAAGTTCGTCTGCTGTCACTTCTTCGAGACCCGTAGATTCTTCTCTGATGGCTTCAAATCTTTCATTATCGAATGAAGCAAAATCATCAATTAAATGAAGTTTTCCTATGAATGTTGCTTTATCCATATTAAAAGCGCTGGCAAGTACTTTAACATCAAATTTAGCATTAAAATCAGCGTCCATAAAAATACACTGTTTATCAATAGGTGTGTTGTTCTGTACATGATTCTCATTAAATCTACCTGTCATATCAATAGGAAGTAAATTTGATTTCCCTCTAAAAGCTACAGCCACACTATCCATGTCAGTAGTATCAATCGGCTGTGCATATACTTTACCGTGGGAAATTGATTTAATGAGTAGATACTTGAAAAGTAAGTATTCGTCATATTCAGCTGACTGATAAACTTGATCAATAATTGATGTAATAAGATTAGTTACACCGTCAGCAGATGTAAACGCCCGTTTTAAAGCCTGTTTCTCGATAGTAATTGGGTACATTACCCTCCAATTAGTCACGTGAAAGACTGACTGAACATTAGGAAGAGTACGTTTAAACTCCCTACTAGCACCCTTCTCGGCATCATATTTTACAGCATTGATAATACCAACAAAAATATCCTCTACAGTTTCACCGAATTCGAGATAGCCCTTCTTGAGGTGCTTATAAGGGTTGTTAAAAGTTGCACTCTGCATACGCACCAACGCAATTCTATTAATTAAAGCGTTGATAAATTCGTTAGAGTGTGTCGGATTCCCAAAAAGGATTTCTCCAACCTTTGGGATGTCCTGTTCCTTCTCTATTTTTGGTATATCTTTTTGATAAGCATATGACGCATTATTTCTGATAACATTAAGAATATCAATTGAGCGTGCGTCAAGTTTCGTTTTAGCAATTATTCTAGCCATTAATCTTCCTCCTCTTCAAATAAATCCTCGAAAGAGTTGTACTCTTTCTCTTCCTCCTCGTGTTCTGTCGGTGTGTCTAGTTCATCTTCCTTTTTTTCAAGAAAACGTGAAATATATTTGTCTCTCCACATTTTGTCATTTTCCTCGTATTTCTGTTTCCACTCGTCAGCATCGGACGAGTCGATTGAGTCGGATATGTCCTCAATAATCTCAATTGTTTCATCATCCGTCCTATCACCGACATATTTTCTTACTTTTTTAATAAGTTCGTCTTTTGATAATTTTGCCATTATCATTCTCCTTCCTTAAAATCGTCTGTGCATCATCATATAAATAGGTAAGTTCCTTTTTGTTAATGGCGTAGGTGTGGGTGGTGTGGGTGGTGTGGGTGGTAAAGGTGTACCGCTAAGATACTCGTACCAATTCTTTCCGTTTTGTATTCTTTCATCAAGTGCTACAACGCCAGCGCGCTCACGTTCAAAGCAGTAAGCTTTAACTGCTTCTTCAACATTCGTTAGACGGGAAAATTCTAAACCCGTATATGGATAACTTTTAGTTGGTATCCACTGACCGCCATATCCTTCAAGTACTTCGGCATTAATAAGCTGACACTGTAAGTTACCATCTTTCCAATCCTTACCTTGATCACTTGCGTAGTCAGTGAGGTTTGAAGATGGCGTCCACTGAATTAGCCCCCACCCACTAGATACACTTACTCTTTCTTTTAGTGCAGGGTTTAAGGTACTTTCTCTCTGAACATTTCCGAGCATACCACATATACTTTCAAGTGTGTATTTTCCAGTAAAATAAGCGTTAAACTCTATAGCGTTATTTTCCATCTGCGCTCGTGTCAGATACTTCCTAGTGCCCTCAATTGCAATCCATGCCATTAAATCACCTCACTAAGAAGTGCTTTCCAAGTGTTGTTCCCGCATTCACCATCCTGTAAAAGATTATGTTCTTTCTGAAAATTAATACATGCAGATACGCATCCTTTACCGTACTGGGTATCAATTGAGCCTGTATAATATCCTAACTTTGACATTAATATCTCGAATACAGTAACATCGTTATTTTTAGTACCTTTTTTCAATAAAGACATATTGGTTAATTTCTCCTTTTTAAAATCAACAATTCTTTTAACAAGTACTAAGTCGTTTCGGTGCGAAATATTAGTAATTGAAACACCCTTACCCTTGTTTGTTTTTGTGTTTTTACTATTTCCCACCGATTCAATCATTTGTGTACCATTAATGGCAATTGCTATGTGAGTAATTCTCTTGGTTGATCTGCCGAAATAAAGTAGATCAGCACTTTGAATATTTGTTACCGTTTTGCCTAATGCTGAGTAGCCTTGCGCTGTAGTTCTTGGTACTTTCATGCCACACTTATTAAGTACAGAATATACAAAACCACTACAGTCATATCCACCCTCAGACTCAGACTCTCCACCCCACACGTAAGGCTTTCCAATATATGATCTTGCTATTGTTACAATATCACTACTTGTCATTGACATTCACCTCACTGTCAAGCTTATCACAAAGTTTTTGAAGCACGACTGTATTATTGTTGAGTGCTTCCGCAAACTTGTCTGTCTCTTCCTTATGTGCGTCATTAATTTTGTTAATGTAATAACACATAATTAAACACATTCCTATGGGAAAACCAAGCGTGGAAATTAATGTTGATAAGTCGTTAATCATAATAGTGACCTCCTTTCTTTTTTCTTATTATAACATATTATCCACAAATTATCAACATTAATTTGACAAATTGTGGATAATTTGTTATAATAAACTAAAGGAAGTGGATAAATGAAAGAAATAAAATACTATGATGGCACTAAGCTATTAAGCATGAAAGATATTAATGGAAATGTACCTGAAATTTATATTTCAACATCAAATAGATCTGCAGGAAAAACAACATATTTTAATAGATACCTAATTAATCGCTTTTTAAAGTATAATGAGAAATTTTGTCTGCTCTACAGATTCCAAGAAGAGTTAAAGGACTCCGCGGACAAATTCTTTAAGGATATACATAATCTTTTTTTCTCAGCATACACCATGAAAGCTGTACAAATCGGCAATAGTAAAATGTATGAATTATTTCTGTGCAGTGCATACGACGAAGAGGATGAAGGAAAATCCTGCGGCTATGCCGTTGCTCTAAATTGTGCGGATAAAGTAAAAAAATATTCTCATTATCTGAGTGATGTAACAAGAATACTTCTTGATGAATTTCAATCTGAGACTAATCATTATTGTGCTGATGAAGTCAGTAAATTTATAAGCATACATACTTCAATAGCAAGGGGTAATAATAGTCAAGTTAGATATGTTCCTGTTATACTGATTTCAAACGCTGTAACACTTCTTAATCCGTATTACACAGCATTAGACATCACTGATAGACTGACATCTGACGTTAAATTTTTACGTGGGGATGGGTTTGTTCTTGAGCAGGGATATAACGAAAGTGCTTCTAAGTTACAAGAAAGTTCACTATTCAATAGAGCTTTTAACAAATCTAATTATGTAGCCTATGCGTCACAGAATGTCTACCTCAAGGATAATAATGCCTTCATTCAAAAAATGAAAGGTCAAAGTCGGTATTTATGTACACTTAAATATAAAGGTGAAGAATATGCCGTTAAAATGTTTGAAGAGGAAAGTATAGTTTATTGTGACAAGAAGATTGACCCCAATTTTAAACAAAGAATTTCAGTAACTACAGATGACCATAATATTAATTTTGTTATGCTTAAAAATAATGCTTGGTTAATTGACTATATGAGATACTTCTTTGATAGAGGTTGTTTTAGATTTTATTCACTTGATTGTAAAGAGTGTATTCTCAAAGCTTTAGCGTATTATTAACGGTATCTGCGTTAGTTATTTTTGTAACATAGGTGTGAAAGGCTCTTTGAAATATAAGACACGCCTCTGTAGTTGGGTGTATGCCTACCCATGCATTAAGAATTAGCGTTATAGATATATTAAAGAGACAGATTTTTTCTGTCTCTTTTGTTATGAATCATTTTATCTCATTTTATATGTTGTCTCTTGTAATACTATCCCTCCTCTTATTCTCACGGGTCTAAGTTTTCCATATACTTCCAAACCTTGTTTAAAATCAGCTAGTGTTCTTTTTGTTTTCAAAAAGTCCTGTTGAATGATGGGATATTTATCTAGTTCTTCATCTGTCACACCCTCCATTGATTTAAGAAACAAGTTTTTACATGTATTGGGCATACCTGCACATTTTACATTATAGTATGGCTCATTAATTGGTTCTTCATCCTCGTGCGTAACATGCTCAATATAAGTTTTCTGACGAACAAAAATAGCCTCATCCCAAAAGCTCTCTAATTTCCAACAACAAAAATTAGATGGGTGTATTTTAATTCCTTTAATATTTTTCTTTGTAGTACAACAATGTATGCTATCCGTGTCAGCGTATACAAAATATTTGTAGTTTTGCTGTGCGGCTCGAATAGTAAAATTTCTGGCATAACTTGTTATAGCTGATCCTATTGGAATATACATAACTTTCTTTTCGTGTTCTTCAAATGTCGTAAAACCTAGTGAGCCATCGTCCTTCTCTCTTGCCACTTTAAAAGAGGATATATCCGAACTGCTAAGTTTTCCATATAAGTTATTTAAAAAGAGTTTTGCAAGTGTTCGCCTTGCCCCTGTACTATTTTGCTTAATTTTCTTATACTTATTAATATAGTCGTCAAAAATTCCTGTTATAGTTCTAAAATAACATCCATCCAATAACTCAAAATCTACAAGGCTGTAATGATCTTGTAACAATTCAAAATCCGTTTGAGTAAGTACCATTTCAACAGTAGCTTTTTTAATATTTCCGTCAATATCTTTGTACCATGTGCATACATTTTCTGTATCTTTATCAACTATGTCAGATGTTTCAAGCATTTCAGTAGCCTTATAGAAAAAGCTGCCTTTAATCTGTATAAATGGCAATTTATTTTTTTTTAAGTAAAAACGTGTGCGAATACGAACAAAATAATAATATTGGTCTGTAAGACATTTTGGTGGAATTTTACCTTTGAAAAAAACTGGGCGGCCATATGGGTAATAATTTCCACTTTCTGAATGCATCATAGATGGGTACAAGCTATTAACATCTGCTGTGATACCCTCTCTGTAAATTCTGTTTTCACATCCTTTCTTTAGATAACACCAACCTCCTCTATATGAGTGTCTTATATACTCATCAGCGTTTGAGTATTTATATTCAAGTGGGTTTAATTTAAACTGTGTTAAATCAGGGAAAAATGCTTGATAGTCTTGTTTGTCAACTGTAGCTTTAAATTCAGAGAGACAGCACGAGCCGATAGTAAGTTTTAAGTGTCCATTGTATTGCATGATTTCCAGTGCTTCTTTAACTACAAGCACATCGTTAGCAATATAACGTTTTTCGTCATCTGTAATTGGGCAACCTGCATATCTAAGCCCTTTATACTCCATATTTAATTTACGGTGCTTTGTTTGAAAACTTTTCCCAATTTGTTCAACTGAAAATGGCAAGAGCTTCAAACTATCTCTAATCTCAATGCAAGCATATGGTGTCTTGATAAGTATACTGTACCACTGCCCCATGTCCGAGATTGAATATACAAAAGATTTTGGCGTTAAATCTTTTTCTTTCAAAAAGTGCACATCACTTTTGTTATTGGGGTTTACATATAACTTTTGTTCATATTTCAAATCTGTTAGTAAGAATGATAGCCAGAACGAACCATCAAACTTTAAGTTATGATAATATATGCAAATATTCTGCTTTAAGTTATATAGATAATTATATGTCTCTCTAATTGAATGATGAATTTTAACATCCTCCGTGCCTAGCTCAACAACTGCTGACGCCCACACCTCTGTGAATGTCTGTCCTTCATATACAGTGGTTTCAAAATCGCCTACCATATATTTCATTTGCTTTTTCATATTTCTTCCCACGTTTCATCGTTGGCTAATGCTTTGTCAATTTCTGCCTGTTCTGCATCACTTGGTAAACTGCCACTTATTAATGTATATAAATGCTGTACGGCTGTCCTTGATACAGCACTACTTGGATGATATTTAATTATAACCTCACAAGTTGATAGAAAATCTTCACTTGCTTGTGCTATACTATACAGAACAACGTCTGCACCATACTGTTCAATTTGTGAGTTTAAAAGATTGTTTAACAAGTCTGCTGACTGTGATTGTTGAACACCCACGTTTGCTATCATGGACTGTACTTTATTCCATACTAATTTTGAAGCATGAAACATCTGTTGCCATTCTTTGTTATACTTAATTCGATTATAGTCCTCTTGGTCTTTTTTTCTTCTCCTGGTTTCCCATGCTTTTCTAGACGCTTCTTCTCTGATTTCTCTTTTTCTCTGCTCAACTGTTATTGGCTGTCCTGTTACTGCACTGATGGCATAGGCTTTGTTATAAAGCTGTGTTGGACGAATTTTTGATAGCCTTCTTACTGATCCACTTGTGATAGTTTTTGGCTTTGGTGGTATGAGATTGGGCTCGAATACATACCCTCTTTTCTCAGCATATCTAATAAATCGTTTAATTCTGTTTCGCTCTTTATTATATTCCTTTATGATCTGCGACTTCTTAGTTGTCTTACCCATACACTTAAAACCTCCTATGCTTATAAATAAAGGGGGGTAAAACCCCCCCTTTTTATTAATAAATACTCTAAATAATTAAAGTACCATTAATTGGTAAAATTTTCTACCACTATTTGATGTATTCTCGCATACCTCTACAAGGGCATGTCCATCATCTGATATAATATCCGCAAGCATATCTAACGTTTCATTAAGAGTCTTAGAAATGCTTGTAAAAACTGCTCCGTCTTTATCAACAAGCACTGATACTGATACGGGATTACCGTCCTTGTCAGTATCAGCATATGAGCCGACATTAACAACGTCAATCTGTAATCCCTTCTCAATTTTCTGTGACGACGCCTTTGCGTTAAATAATTCTTTCTTTGATAACATGATATTGACCTCCTAATTTACTGTGCCTTGTCTACTTTGTCTGTTGATTCTTCTTTACTCTGCCTTGTCTACTTTGTCTGTTGATACTTCCTGTGCTTCTTCAATATACTTGCTAAGTGGCATGGTATATGTCTTTGTAACTGCCGTCTTGTCTGTGATTGCTGAGATTTTAAAAGTATCTGTCTCATACATCTTACGGATGTAATTAAACAGTTTTGCTTCATCCTTTGGAGCTTCACTCTCATAGATTGGATAAGTCTTAGTCATAGGCTCGCACGAAACTGTGTCCATGCCTAATACTGTGATGTTTAGTGTGCTGATTGTTCTTGTAATTGCTGGTTTTCTCATTTAATTTCCTCCTTGTTTTGTAATGAGTTTGATTTGTAACTTATTGTAACTTGTTGTAACATGCACCATTGGTGCAAAGACTAGTGAGTGGGATTGCACCACCCCCTCAGCTTGGTTACTGCTAGTCAACAACTATCAATTGATAACATTTTTTAGTTCCTCGTATAGACACAATAGTCAAATAATGGACTATCCTAGCCATAAATCTAATAGGTATGGCATTTGATGAACCCTCGTATTCAACCCTTCTCGTATTTTTATCGTAGATCTGAACTGACTCATCGTTTAGAACTAAATATAAATTATAAACTACCATATTGATATCCTCCCCCTTTGTTATGTTCTAACTTCCTAACAAGTATTATATTATCGCATTTAACAGAAAATTTCAAGTACTTTTTTCAAAAAAACTAATAAATTTCTATGTAAAGAATGCCGTCTTTTATTTCGTGAGCTTTAACTGGACTATTGATATGGTCTATCAATTCACTAGTTCTCAAGCGCTTTCCGCCTCTATATGCTTTTACTTCATAGCAACGTAATATATTCATTAACTGTAATACATCACTTACCTTTGGTACTTCACTGTCAATATATTGACTAATCATTATTATAGAACACATAACAAATGTTACTATAACTAATACTTCATATATGTTCATTTTATTGATCCTCCATTATAATAAAAATAACTTTGCCTTCATACAACCTCTGTCCTTTCTCTGACAGAATATTTATATATATTTGATTGCTAAGGTCTGTAACCAATTCTTTAAACTGTGTTTATCTTATCCCTCCATTCTAGTACTTCATCAACTATAATTTCCGCTAAAGCTGTAGCCGTGAGTTTGGTCTCAAGTAAACCAAAAGGCGCTTTAAATATGTGATTATATCCATCGGCGCATATATAAAAGATTGTTGACGATATTGAAGGTTCAATATACGTTTCAACTTCACAATTATTAAACTCTGGCGATGTTTGTATTAGCGTTTTAACTACTTCTAAATATTGAGCGTGCATTACATATCCTCCCTTCATATGACAAAATAAACCACCAACCCTTCCCACCTTCCAACCATTAACAAGGTGCTGTGTCATCTCTGTTAGTCTGCCTACTTTACGCACAACCTTGTTTTTACAAGTATGCTTATCACTTACAATTGACTATTCATCAGTGAACATTGTGTTTGGATCAGATCCCTTTACAACTGCTTGACTGATTTCCTCATTTCCTTGTTTCTTTATACATTATATCAGATTAAAAAATAAAATTGGTGTATAATCTTTTAATATAGTGTGAACATTTTGTGAACAATGTGATCCTGTTCTTACTAACTGTACTAAATAACGTACAGGATCGTCCCTCAAGGGGGACGAGCT